CATTGTAGATAATTACACTGCGTACCACACCATTGCCGAGCAATTAAAAGAATTGCAAGAGTGGGTTAAAGAACAAACTAAAGTGAAATGAAATCTATTTTAAACCAATTACTTACAGGAAGAGATAACAAGACACATGATATTGCAAGATGGTCTTGGTTCATCACCACTGTTGTAATTATAGTAGGCGCGATATGGAATACCTACTACGGCCATGTATTTAGCCTGCAAGAATTTGCTAAATCCATTGGCATTATCGCCGGTGCACACGGAGCCTCGGTATTTATGAAAAAAGATTCAGAGCCGTCTGAGTCGCCAACCAATGAAGAAAAATAATGGAAATGCAATCACTCATTAATACGATCTTACCGCTCATTTGCGTATGTATTGGCTGGTTCTGTAAAGAACTGTGGACTGCCGTTCAAGAACTCAAAGAAGACCTATCTGAACTAAAAGCATCAATTCCCGCTGTTTATATGAGACGAGATGAGTTTCATGACCGTTGGGACGAGATTATCAATTTACTTCACAGAATTGAAGATAAGCTTGACCAAAAGGTAGATAAGTAGTAATATATCCCTTATGGATATAAATCAAATAAAAGCATTAAAAATCGAAGAAGTTTGGTTAAACCCAATCAACAAAGTATTCGACAAGTATGAAATCAACACACCACTCAGGCAGGCAGCCTTTATAGGCCAGTGCCAGCATGAAAGTGTCAATTTTAAAAGACTTGAGGAAGACCTTAACTATAGCAGTGAGCGTCTTTGTCAAGTCTTTCCTAATCGTTTCAAATCTATTGCAGAAGCCTCTTCTTATAACTACAACCCAATTAAAATTGGTAATAAGATATATAGTGATCGCTTAGGCAATGGAGATGAAGCAAGCGGTGACGGCTATCGCTTTCGGGGCCGTGGAATTATCCAAATTACCGGAAGAAATCTCTACAGTGTGGCATCTAGTGATCTAGGTGCTGATTTTGTAAAAAATCCAGAACTTGTAGCCACACCACTTTACGCGGCACTTACCGCTGGGTGGTACTGGAATAGAAACAGCCTAAACCTTTTGGCTGATCATAAGGAGTATACAACCATGACAAAACGTATCAATGGCGGTCTCAATGGAATTGACAGCCGCATCTCTAAAATAGAAGAAGCGTTCCGCATTCTCTCTTAATTAATCCCGACATTCAACCCACTAAATTTACGGTAAAAAAGCGTAAAGGAAGGAGCCACAATGAAACATTTACAAATGTTAGTCTGCATACTGGGAGTGCTTTTTTCAAGCATATGCAACACAGAACAATCATTCATATTTGATAATTTTAAACCCCACCATCTTGTCTTTATCAAGCGCTTGGAAGGGTACAGCAATACTGCTTACCGAGACGCTAAAGGACTTTATACGATTGGTATAGGGCATCTTATCAAGCCATCTGAAAAGCACCTTAAAACAGCTTTCTTAACTGATAAAGAGGTCGTGCAACTATTTAACTCTGACATGGAGGTATGTAGGGCAGCAGTACAGGATTCAGTTGACGTACCATTAGGAGAGTTCCAATATGATGCCCTCTACAGCCTGTGCTTTAACATAGGTGCTGACAACTTTAAACATTCCTTGGTAGTCAAAAGACTTAACAAAAATGACATGAAAGGGGCTGCCAATGCGATACTTTTATGGAACAAACCCACCAATTTAGAGTACAGACGTAGGGTCGAAAGAGAATTATTCTTAGCAGGGCGAAAAACATAATAAATATGCATTAGTAGAGATAAGGGCTGATCTCCCTATTTTATTCAATTTAACCTCGAGGAAATACCATAATGGACGGATTCAAAAAACTACCAAAAATGAAATGCGGAGGCAGCGTGTGTGAAGCTGTTAAAAAATGTGGCGGTGGCTACATGAAAAAGGGTGGCAAGTATAAAGAAGGCGGCGACATTAAACAAGATAAAGAGCTCATCAAAAAAGCATTCAAACAACACGATGAAGCAGAGCACGATAAAGAGCCAACAGAAATCAAATTAAAACATGGTGGCCGTTCTAAAAAAGCGCATGGTTCTGTAAAGAAATACAAAGAAGGCGGCGCAATTGAGATGCATAAATCATCTGGCGATTTAGATGAAATTAAAAAGATTAAAGCAACTGGTGTTAAAAAAGCTGATGCTCCATCAAAAGCAGAAGATAAACCAGCATTCAAAGGATCTGATGTATCTAAAGAAAAATCAAAACCAGCTGGCGATAAAGATCCTATTAAAAAAGTACCACCAACAGGTGATAAAAAAGCTGATGCTCCTAATAAAGCAGCAATTAAACCAAATCGTAAAGGCAAAAATGCCATTGACGATATCGATGGATCTAAATAATGCCAAGCAAATCAAAAGCACAACATAATCTCATGGAGGGTGTAGCACACTCTCCAGCTTTTGCAAAAAAAGTAGGGATTCCACAAAAAGTAGGTAAGGAGTTCGCAAGAGCTGATAAAGGCAAGTCCTTTATGAATAAGCCAATGCGTAAATCTGCCGGTCGCGGGAGATAACTTTGGCGTACTCAGGTACCACTAATCAGACTACAATTAATGTAGATCAACTTATTTCTTATGCCTACCGTGATGCGGGAAAGTTGGCAGAAGAAATTACGCCTGAGTATATTAATGCGGGCAAACAAGCATTATTCTACATTCTACAAAATCTTTCTAACCGTGGCGTTAACCTTTGGTTACTCGAAGATTATGTCATGGGAGCTCAAACTAACCAACAATATATCAATATGCCTCCCGGAACCATTGATGTCCGTGAGGCTAATTGGGTTTATATTGTTAATCCAACCATTGCAGAAGCTCTTCCTGCTGACAATTTAAACTCACCTAACCTATTTGATCAATCACTCAATCTAAACACATATGCAACATCTACTGTGGGTGAGAACTGGTTTGGTGCTCAGTATCAACAACAAACACGTATTTTTTACGTAGGCTACAATGCTTACGCACCAAGTGGATCTGCTACTTATAACTTAGCGTTTGAAGTAAGTAATGACGGTGTGAATTGGGAGTTATGGGAACAATTTCCAGAAACAACATTAGCAGATCGTGAGTGGGCTTACTTTACAATCAATGCTACTCAAGCATTTTACTATTTTAGAATTCGTGAGACTGTAGCATCTACATTCTCACTTCGTGGTATTCAATTTGCACAATCACAACAAGTCATCCCATTGGCTCGTTTAAATCGTGATGATTACTGGAACTTACCAAACAAACAATTCCCAAGCCAAAGATCATTACAGTACTGGTTTGATCGTACGATTGATCCTTCTATGTATCTATGGCCAGTGCCTAATAATAACTTCCAAGTATTCCAGCTCATCATAGAAAAACAAATGATGGATGTGGGTTCGCTCACCAATGAGCTTTATGTTCCTGATCGTTGGATTGCGTACATTCAATCAGCATTATCTCATAAGTTATCTATGCAATTACCTGAGATGGATTTAAATAGAGTTGCGTACTTAGAAAAAATATCACTTGACCTACGTCAACAAGCAGAAGATGAAGATAGAGATAAATCACCTATCTATTTCCAACCTAACATAAGTTACTACACTAGATAATGACCGGCGCATATCAACAAACATACGATAACTTAGTACAAGATGTTATCAATTACATGGAACGTAATGACGCAGATTTTGTTGCGCAAATACCTTCATTAATTGGATTAGCAGAGGCAGCAATTGCTGCAGAATTAAAGTCATACCTACAACTTACTGTTGTGGAAACAACATTAGGTGATACTCAAACTATTTTGCAAAAACCAGCAAGATGGCGTAAAACAGTATCTATGAAGATTAATGGCCAGCCAATCTTATTAAGATCACAAGATTATGTGTCTCAATATTTATCAGAATCATCAGAAGGCCAACCACTTTATTATTCAGAGTACGACTATAATAATTGGCTATTAGCACCTATGCCTGATCAAACTTATCCAGTTGAAATCATTTATTATAGTTTAATTCAGCCACTAGATTCATCTAATCAACAAAATTTATTTACAAGAGAATGCCCTCAAGCGATGTTGTTTGGTACTCTTTTACAAGCTCAAGGCTATTTAAAAGCCCTTGATAAATTACCTGTTTGGAAACAATACTACTTAGATTCATTAGCAGCGCTTAAAAAAGAAGATAATAACCGTCGCATTGATCGTAACTCTTCAGTTCAGGAACCTTAAACATGCCCACCTACGTATCGCCATTTACTGGAACCATCGTTGAACCAACGGATGTTTCCTACTATGCATTAAACTTTTCAGCCAATACACAGCTTTACTGGCCTTCTGTTGCTAATGCAACACAAGTCCCAGCGGCTCGTTATATGGAATGTGCTGCGTCTATTACAGGCCTTTCTATTGCACTTCCACAAGCTAATCAAGGTACCGTTGGCGCTGATATTTTAATCAGTAATACAGGCGCTGCTACATTTACGGTAACTGACTACTTAGGCAACAATGCAATTCCTATTGCATCAGGCGTATCACTTTATTTTATCCTTACAGATAATACAACACCTGATGGTGACTGGAGCAATATAACATTTGGTGCAAGTACATCAACTGCAAATGCATACTCATTAAAAGGTCCAGGCCTTACTGTTACACCAGCTGGGCTATTAGCAACCACTGGCAACGTTGTAACTGTTTCTACAGCTCCAACTATTTCAGATGCAAGCCGTGCATCTACATTTGTTTGGACCGCTGGCGCAGGTACGTTTACACTACCAAATACAGCAACACTATCAACAGGTTGGTATATTAGTTTTAGAAACAATGGTACTGGCACACTTAATATTACACCAACAAGCCCTAGCACAATTAATGGTACATCTACGATAGCAACAAATCCAGGTGACTCTGGTATTATTTTCTATAGCGCATCATCAAATGCGTTCTACACAGTAGGTTGGAATACTCCTAACAATGTGACATTCACAGCAGCTACCTATGACATGGAT